CAATTTTAATAATGGTGTCAGTCAACAAACACCTACTCAACGTTTAAGCAGCCAAGCAACTGAACAAATTAATCTTGAAAATAATTTACTTAATGGACTATCTAAACGTCCACCTTTAGAATACATTGCTGACGTAGATGGGAGCAATGTGTATCCAAACACAGTAAAGACTTGGCCTATTACACGAGATGAAAACAATCAATATTTAACGGTGTGGTATAACGGAGGAGTAAAAGTATTTGGTTTAGATGGCACCTCTAAAACAGTAAACGTTCCTGATGGTGTTTCATATTTAACTAGCACGAATCCAAAAGAACATTTTAAAATGGTTAACATTGCTGACTATACTTTTGTTGTTAACACATCTATAACACCTACCGCTGATAGTTCAACATCAGCTGCTAAAGTACAAGAATTTTTAGTCTATGTAAAACAAGCAGGGTATGGCAGAGAATACACAGTACGTCTTACGCATCCTGATATTACCACTGACCTGGGTTACACTTGGATAGAAATGAGATTGCAAATGCCAGACGGTTCTGATGCAAACCACGACACAGCCTTTAGTGATACATCTAAAATTGCAAACATTT